TCTCGAAGAGATGAGGCTTGAGGCCAGAACGAAATATGGGGTTACTGTAGATAAGTCTGTGCGTGACTTAAAAAAGATGCGCGATCAAGCTTGGGAACTGGGTAGGTTCGGGGAGGCTATTCGGGCTGAAGAGCTGAGATTAAAAGCCACTGGACTACTTGTGAACAAAAGCCACGTTATGCATGAGGATGTAAACGCGATGAACAGAGAGCAAGTCCTTGAGAAGCTTGACGAGTTTAAGCGTATGGCAGAGCGAAGAATGAAGAACGTAACGCCAACATCAGATGATGTGGTTGAGATAGCAGAAGATAATAAATAAAACCATAATCGGGCATATAACTCCGTTTTCTCGGGGAGACGGGGATTCTCGGGCTCGGGGTCGGGGAATTGTTCGGGGTATCGGGGCTCGGGCTGCTGCTCGGGCCTTTTTTTGCGTGCTGCGCCTGGGGATCGGGGCAAATTGTTCGGGTTTTAAGCTCGGGGTTGCCTGGCTGCCGGGGTAAAACCCGTATAATTGTTCGGGACAGCACGCCGGGAACCAGGCAAATCGGGGTTTGTCCCAGGCAGCAGGAGGCATAAGTAGAACAATTGTTCGCTGAATCGGGCCAGGCACTGAGTTCCTCCCAGGCTGCACGCCGGGCTCAGTGTACAATTGTTCGTGTCAGCACCATCCGGCCTGGCGGGCCCCTGGATTTAAGCCGAACAATTGTTCGCCCGCCTGGAGGACGCGCACCAGGCAGATGGCACTGATGGTGTGTCAAATGTTTGACGCTAAAAAGCGCATTTTTTTCTTGATTGTGTGAAAATAGTTTCTTATATTATATATAGTGAAACAAAAAGAAGGAAACAAAACGATGACTGAAAGAACTTGTGCAGAGCGCATTGAAGAACAGTACAACAATACACTAGAATACATCCATACTGCTTCTGACTATTTCGATCTTGATAAGGACGAGAGAGAGAACCACCCAGAACACGCCAGCGAATACTGTAACTATGAAGATTTTTTCGATTGTATCAATCAGTACGGTTTAAGCTGGGACTATGTATGTAAAGAGGACGACCCAAGAGAGGTAGGTTTCTACTGTTGGCAGTTGTCTTGGGGCGGTCCATCTGATGAGTTCCGCATCTACACGAAAAACGAAGATACAAACGAGATTGATAAAATCGAATACAGGTTCCATGATTGGTTCGATGGAGCAGGCAAATGGTGCAGTGACAGTCTAGTGAAGCATTGCGCCGAGATGTTTCTTGAGTGCGAAATGAAAATGCCTTACGAACATGAGCAGGAGGCAGCGTAATGAGAAACTATCTTGTGACCCTAATCAAGACTCGGCGATCATATTTCGTAAACGCGAGCAGCGCCGAGTCCGCAAAACAAATTGTTCTGGATTTTGAACCTGCGTATAACCCGGAGTGGGGATTAGAAGTTCGGGATGCGTAAAACTGTTCGGGTGCCGGGCCCGTAATCCCGGCGGTCTCCAACTAACTGAGCTGCCTTTGGGCAGCTCTTTTTTTTGTCCCGGCTGCGGGCCTGTAGCCGAACAATTATTCAGATTGCGAAGTCCTGCTGCCGGGCTCGCTGCTCTATCTGCTGCCGGGACGGTGTCAAATTACTGACGCGGCAAACTGCATTTTTCTCTTGTTGTTGTGAAGTTTGTTTCTTATATTATAAGAGTGAAAACGAAACAGGAGACTAAAATGATTAAGGTAACTTATAAGATTGACCATCTGGATAACGAGCCAGATGTCGAATATTTCAATACCATGCAAGAGGCGCACGAGTGGGTAGATGAAGAAATGGCTCGCCGTGTGGAGTGGGCAGTTACTCATTCGCCTTATACTGTCACAAAGAAAGAGGAGCGCGAGCTATTGGAGACTGAGCTTACTCTTGTATCCTTTGTAGAGGAGTATGACGATGAGTAAGCTAGGATACGAATTTACTTTAGTCGATGAAGGCACACTGGACACAGTTATCGCCGTGTCTGGCAGTGACGTAAGATATACCTACAGCCAAGAATATAGGAACAGCTTTGATACGTTCGATGAGTTTTGGACTTGGGTTGTCAATGATATCGAGGAAGATATCGCGGAGAATGGTTTGGAGGAAAGCTATGATCTGCCGTTAATTGTATTATAGCGATTGGAGTATTCGGCGGGCAGCTCAGGCAGCTCGCCGTTTTTCCGGGCTTGAGCCGAATAATTGTTCGGGCATCGGGCAGCACGGGAACATCGGGCATCGGGGACATCGGGGATCTGATATATGGTATTGGTATCATTTGATACTTTGGTAATGGTATTGGTATATGTGTGGGTGCGCGTTCCATAAATCCCGCGAAAATTTTTTTTGCGCGAAAATAAAAAACCCAACGTTTTCAATAAGATAACCCGAATAATTGTTCTTGTTTGAAGCTTGTTTCTGTAGTAGAATTGAGGGGCAAGGGGCTACCTTTGCAGTGTGAAAACGAAAAAAAGGAATGAAAACAATGACTTACTGGAATCAACCTTATACAATGGCAGTGGTAGGCATAGAGCTAGAGTTTGCATTTAGCACCTCAGCTTGTCAGTCCATACCTCATGCGCGGCAAGTGTTTCATAATGCTGGTTTTGATTGGATTGATTATAGGCGCGACGGTACTATTGAGGTGGATATTGAGTGTGTATTTCCGCCTTTGCCTGATTGCCAATGGTTAAGACAACAATTGTCCGCCTTTATGGATGTGGCGGTTTCACTTGGCTTGAAATATAAAAAGAAAAATGGCTTGCACATCCACCTAGGCAAAAGGCGGTTAAAGCCAGCGACTAATATAGACCTCTATATTCAGCACGCTTGCGACATGGCACGCAACGGCTTTCAAATGCCTAATGAAGATTGCTTTGGTGATGAAATGCAGATCGAATTGATAAAAGATATTGTCAGGCGGTATGCTTACAATCAAGAAACAATCAACCGTTTCATGCCTTTGTCTAGACAATCTGAAAATAGCACAATGTACAAAACTATTGGCTGGTTATCGCGGCCTGATCCATCTGCTCAATTAGATGCGGTTACTTCTATTGAAGAGCTTACTTCATTAATAGGTAGAAATCGCGATGCTAAATATAATGCTGTTAATACAAAGCCAAGAGCAACAATTGAATTTAGACAGCACCCAAGTACTACGTCATCCAAAAAGGTGATGAATTGGGTAAGCCTTATAATACAATTGGCCGAATATTCAGACGCTAACCGCATACGCTATGGTCAAAGTCAGGTGGCTTCAACACAGCTTATAGATACGCCAGAATGTCCTTATAGAAGGTCGTCTAATATTGGTCAGCTATACACTATGGCAAGGCAACAAGGCGGTGCTACAGTGCGCGATATGATGCACCAAACAGGCATGGAAGCGCAAAATATACGCTCGCGCTTTTCTGAAATCCGCAATCTGGTTGGGCAGGATGCAGTCTTAACTCATGCTCAACAGCACTATAATCACCGCTATGGTTCAAGTAATGGTAACTATGATCTAGGCGGCTATGAAATCCTGACTTCATATAACCGTATAGAAACTGTGGCAAGTGAAGCTGGCTTATTACCAGATGACCAGATAGGTGACTTGTCTATATGGGCTGGTATGCCATACGATGTGGTCCAGTATTTCCAGTCAGGTCGAGTGACTGCTACCCGAATATGACACCCGAACAATTCCAGAATAGGCCGCGCTCTGCGGCCTATTTTTTTGTCCGCGCCACAGGTACCCTATGAACAATTGTCAATTTTGATCGGGTGTCAAATTATTTACGCCACCCCCCGGACGTAGGGGGTTGACTGTCAAAATTTTGACGCCAAGTTTTGCACTAACAATCGTCAATTTTTTGACGTTACCTCTTGACACACTGAAGCTTATTTCCTAAGTTAGGATAAATAACTTGTCAAAGGAGGTTGAAATGGCGAGATACACTATCAAGGCATTCGAGGGTCACACCTGGGATGCCGAAACAAATGAGGAGGTTATTAATGGCTTCCGAGATTACTACTATTACACACAGCCAGACGACAGTAAGCTGCTGAGGGGCGTAGCTTCAGGCTTTTGTGATTGGACAGGCAAATCAATTCGTTATTCTAGCGTAGAAGATTTGATTTCTGACGCTGTAAAGCATGGTGCTATGGAGGTGGATTATGCAGAACGGGCGCGGTAAGAGTAAGTATTCGGCCTGGAGTCCTGATGATTTGGTCCAGTTTCGCACTGAGGCGGGCATAAGCCGCCGTGATATGGCTGATAAGTTAGGTGTTTCGTACAGAATGTATTGTTATTACGAGAGCGGTCATACAAAAATAGACTTGCCGCTTGAATATGCGGTGCGTTGGCTGTCCGTTGACCCTATGGTTAGAGAAAATAGCGCAGGTACCCTGACAGATTTTCAAAAAGAGAGGATAGATCGTCTTTTGGGTGCTATTGAAAGGTACCCTGCGTCCAATTTAGACGAAAAAGGGCAAAAAATTTTACTACAATGCGTTGATGAGATTTCAACTTTAGTAGATGCAGTTGCCTGATGCATTAAATTAGCCTATGATTGTCGCATCAAACTAATTTTAGGCGGTGAAAATGATGCAAAACAACCCAATGGGCGCTATGATGCCTCAAGGAGTAGCGCCCGCAGCCTCTACAGGCTTAAATTTTCAGAGCGACCCCTCTATGAGGGCTCAATTTAAGGGTTTTATGTCTGGAATGCAGGCAAAACAGCCTGCACCAGCAGCTCCGATGGCTCCAATGATGCAACAACCGTTGCCGATGCCGCCTTCCATGCAAAATATAGACATTTTTCAGCCTTCTATGCCCATGCGGATGGCAATGGGAGGTTCTGTGCCTCGTAATACGCAAATTGCGGGCCAACCTCACATGTTATCGTACATTACGCCAGGTGAAGCGGGTGTTTTGCGTGCTATTGGTGGTGCTGGTCGTCCAGGGCCAGGTGGTATTCCGTCATTCTTCTTTGATACTGCTGAATTTGGTGTTAGTG